GAAGAAGAAGACAAGAACGGCACAATTGATATCTTGAATGAACACGGAACAACTGAACACGCCGTGGTATATAACGGGATGTATGGGTTTATGACGATATATCCCGGCCCCATTCGATTTGCCTTACAACAGTATATTGAATGGAATTTAATTCAAAAATACGGCGAAGCTGAAGGAATGGGAAGAGCGCTGTTTCTTTATCAGAAAATGCTCACTACTTCCCCTGATAAAGGTTTCATTCTTTCAGATATGGGTCGAGAAGGGCTTGAAATCCTTCTGGATGAAATTATTAACGAAATGAATACTCATGGCATGCAATCCGAAACAGATATTAAGTAAAAGGGACCACATGACCGTTATCGAGCATATCCAGGAAAATCCAGATTGCAGTAGAGAAGATATATCCCTCGCACTTGGAAGAAGCGCAACTTCTATCAGTAATGAATTATCACGGTTATTGTGGAATGGGTTAATAGTACGAACTGGAGAAAAAAACAAAATGATTCTGTACTGCGTAAACAATCTGCCGTTTGGATACAGCAATCCCCTAAGTGTTATGTTCAACCAGTGATAGTGATGTTCCGACAGGAGAGAGCAGAGAAAGGGGAATCAGCATGAAATTTTCCAAATTTTCTGAGTTGGTGAATCGTATTTTGTCCAACAACCACAGCCATCGTCGCGATATGGATGTAACGATCGTTGTTCATTCGCCTGGCAGCATTGGTTCAACACCCTCAGTTGAAGTTCAGTCAATTCACGCTGGTTTTGATTGGGATTCCGGGAAAGTGCTGATTTTCCCAGCACAGCCACTGACCACTCTAACACCAGAACAGATTACTGATATTACTGATAGTGTGCGCAAAGGTCAGTCCTGGCACGCATATCAGGAATACAAGAAGCATAAAGAGCAGTTGGAAAAATTATCGATTGAACTTGATGCCGCAAAACAGCGCATTGCAGAGCTGGAGGGTAATTTCACGGCGCTGGCAGCGGAGAATGCGGGGCTAAAGGCGATATGTGATGACCGTCGCAGGTTCATCATGAATGGGGTGCAGATGGGTTATATCAAGGTGCCAGCAGCGGAAACAGATCCAGACCTTGAGACAATTCGCATTGCTATATCACCACAAAAGCCCATTCCAGCCACCGATGCTTTCCTGGCTGAAGTACGGGCGCAGGGCGTGGAGATGTTTGCGGAGTGTGCATACACGCTTGAACATCATGATCACGCAGTAGCCTTCGCCGCTGAGCTTCGCAAAGGAGGCAACCAGTGAGCAAGATTGACTATCAAGAACTGCGCGAGGCGGCGGAACAGGCAACGCAAGATGAATGGGTAGCATATATTTTGCCGGGTCATAACGGCATTTATCCTGCGCGCACGTCTGAGGGTAGGCATTGCGGATACTTTATTGACTGGCCTGGCGTCTGTCAGGGGCGGGAGAGCATCAACATGAGCATCAGAACCTACGCAGTGAATTGCAATGACGCATGGCTAAACACCGAAGGTGATGACATCTCCGGCTCATACGTTAAGTACAAAGACCATCAGGAAGTGGTTGCCGCTCTTGAGGCCAAGTGCGCGGCGCTGGCAGCGGAGAATGCGGGAATAAAGTCTGCAATTCCAGAATCACGGGATATTGAAGATGACAATGACAATATGGATGACGTATCTCTCGCGGAAGACTTCGGGTTCAATCATGCAATAGAACGGATGAGGAGACAGATACCTGAAACGCCAACCACTGATGCTTTCCTGGCTGAAGTCCGGGCGCAGGGGGTGGATGCTGCTATAGAAGCTGCAAAAAATCTGGTGGCCCAAGAATATGAGTATAAGGATTTCAAAGCGGCGCAGAGTGATTGCTGTATGTACCCTGGTTCAGACCTGGTAGGGAAGGTTGAAATGACTGAGTGGTTAGTTGACTTTGCTGCCCAGCTTCGCAAAGGAGGCAACCAGTGAGCGAAATTAATTACCAGGCACTGCGTGAGGTGGCGGAACGTGCAATTCCAGCAATGGAACGCCTGTTAATGTTGCCAGCTGATGATGACTTGTTAAGTGAACAGGAACTTAAAGATTACGGTGTGGATATTGATGCGCTCAACGCCTTCAAATTTCTGACCGGACCAGAAACCGTGCTGGCACTGCTGGATGAACGGGAAAGAAACCTGCAATACATCAAAAGCCGCGATCAGGAGAACGAGGATATTGCGCTAACGGTAGGGAAGCTGCGCGTTGAGCTTGAAGCAGAAAAACAGCGGGCAAAAGTTCTATTTATGGAAAATGCTCGGCTTAAGTCAGGCATAGCCGGTCTGATACACCTCGGTATTCGATATGCAGATGTTGAGGTCATGAAAATTGCTGGAGATGCCCAGCTTTCTACCCCATGCACTGACAGCATCATAAACAGCATTGCAACAGGCATTCGCATCAAAGGAGAGTGATATGGCGTTAACACACCACGAACTCTGTCAGATTGCGTACAAGTTCCTTAAGCGCAACGGGTTCAAGGTTTGCTTTCATGACCGCTTTGTTGCTGTAACCAGTACCGGAGAACAGCCAGATGCTATGGGATTCAGAAATTCAGCATCATGCCTGATAGAGGCGAAGTGTTCTCGTGCTGACTTGTTGGCAGATAGAAAAAAGCGTTTCCGTAAAAATCCCTCACTTGGCATGGGCGACTGGCGATTCTTTATTAGTGAGCCGGAAATTATTTCAGTTGAGGATTTACCTCCCGGCTGGGGATTACTTCACGTTGTTAACGGAAGAGTACGGAAAGTACATGGATGGCCCAGGGGTAATTGCTGTTGGGGTAATCCTGACGATAAGCCATTTACTGGGAATAAGCAGGTTGAATGCGATTACATGTTATCTGCATTAAGGCGCATGGAGTTGAGAGGGCACCTTAATGAAATATATGACGGTGTGATTGTTAATAAGAAAGAAGGAAACGCGGCATGATCACTATTACCAAAGGGCGACTGCTGACAATCAAGCAGTGGCGCGAAACATACGGACCGGGTAGCAACGTTGTGCTTCCAGCAGAAGAAGCGGAAGAGCTGGCACGGATTGCGCTGGCATCACTGGCAGCAGAGCCGGTGGCAAAGATTATAGCTCATTACCCATTAGGAGTTGACGCAGGCAAACAAAAATTCGTACAGGCCATTAGAGAGCTTCCTGACTTTGGCGGATATCTATTTGCCGCCCCTCCAGCGCCGATAGTGCCGGAAGAAATGTATTGGCAGGATGCGCCAGTTGAAGGCAGCAGCAAAGCGGCTGCATACGCTACAGGCTGGAACGATTGCCGCGAAGCCATGCTTCAGTCCGGAAACTTTCGGGAAAATAAAGATTCGTCAACCAATAATTTTCGGAAAATCCCGGAAGCGTCAACCAGCTCTCCGGTAACTCCGGCTCTTCTGCCTGGTGGTTTCACCATTGAGGAGGCGAAGGAATTACATGAAGACCTGGTACGCAGCCACATAAGCAAGGCCTTAAGTGGCGAAAAGATGAAAAAGAAAGATCGCGATGCTGATTTGCGCTGGATTCATGGCGTTATAGTTCAGGCAGCGTGGTTTGTAAAAGCATCACTGGAGCAGAATGCACTATCGGGCAACTCTCCGGTAACTCCGGATGGTTGGATAAGCTGTAGTGAGCGAATGCCGGACGACAGGCAGGAGGTGAATCAATGAGCTGGCCTGATGCAATCGTAACTCTGGGGGTGGTATTCGCAGCAGCGTTTGTTGTGTTCTCGATTTGTCGATGGGGATAACCACATGTTCGCTTTGATTCAACGCGGTCAGATATACACGGACAGAGCCGGATACCCCGTGGTGATTACTCGCATCACTGAGCACTCAGTGTTCTTTCGACGGATGGACGGACGATCCGGGCGGGTACGCATTGGTGAGTTAAACTGCCTGTTCGAACATATTGACCACCAGGAGTACCGCAAAATTCTCGCGGACACTGAGCAGGAAAAGCACCTGAAAAAATTACGAGCCATAAAAAGGAAGTAAAGAATGAATAAAGCATTTGAACGATGGGTCCACCAGCGTTACGGCAATCGCTATGACCTGACGCGAGATGTTGACGGCTTCCACTGTCGTGAAGTTGTGAAGCGAATGTTTGAAGTGTGGTGCCACTGCCGTGGGCTGAGTGTTGTGTGAGGTAATACATGGGCAATGTGATTCAACTGGCTCCCAATGAATGGGTTTGTGAAAGCGTTCTTATCGCAATTACCGGGCTCAAACCAGGCACAATTCTTCGGGCCCGGAAAGAATGCTGGATGGTTGGAAGAGAGTATATTCACGTATCACCAGACGGTAATCCAAAGCCTTCCAGTGAATGTATGTATAACAGAAAAGCAATAGATGCCTGGGTCGCCTCAATGAAAAACAAACACCCCAGGTGATTTAATATCATGAAATATGTAAGCTCGTATCGCTCTTGGGCGTCTGGAGGTATCGATGGATAAAGTCAAATATCCAACAGGCGTCGAAAACCACGGCGGCACATTACGCATCTGGTTTAATTTTAAAGGTAAACGTGTCAGGGAAAATCTTGGTGTCCCTGACACTGCCAAGAACAGGAAGATCGCCGGGGAACTGCGGACATCAGTATGTTTTGCCATCCGCACAGGAAGCTTTGATTATGCTGCACAGTTCCCTGACTCCCCCAACCTTCAGGCTTTTGGGGTAAGTAAAAAAGAAATTACGGTGAAGGAACTTGAAGAAAAGTGGCTGGATCTGAAACGAATGGAAATCTCTGCAAATGCATTCAATCGCTATGAATCCGTTGCAAGAACGATGGTTCCGAAAATTGGAGGCAGTAGACTGGTGTCATCGGTAACCAAAGAGGAATTGCTGTATATCAGGAAAGATTTGCTTACCGGGTATCAGAATTCAACGAAAAACAAAGCAGCAGCAAAAGGACGGAGCGTCGTTACTGTAAATTATTACATGACGACAATCGCTGGAATGTTTCAGTTTGCTGCAGATCACGGTTACTTAGAAGCAAATCCCTTCCAGGGAATTAAGCCTCTTAAAAGAGCCAGGGCAGAGCCAGATCCGCTAACTCGTGACGAATTTATTCGCCTGATAGATGCTTGCCGACATCAGCAGACGAAAAACCTGTGGTCATTGGCTGTGTACACAGGAATGCGTCACGGTGAACTGGTCTCCCTGGCCTGGGAAGATATCGATCTGAAGGCAGGAACAATTACCATCAGGCGCAATTATACGAAACTTGGTGAGTTCACTCTACCGAAAACTGAAGCAAGCACAAACAGGGTTGTGCACCTTATCCAGCCCGCTATCAGTGTCCTGAAAAATCAGGCTGAAATGACAAGACTGGGTAAGCAGTACAACATCAAGGTGCAACTACGTGAATATGGACGTTCAGTGAACCATGAATGTACTTTCGTGTTTAACCCTCAAGTGGTTAGAAAAAGCGAACAGGTAGGTTTTGTCTACAAAGTCGATTCTGTAGGTGACTCATGGGAAACAGCCATTAAGCGTGCAGGGATCAGGCATCGAAAGGCATACCAGTCACGACACACTTATGCGTGCTGGTCATTATCTGCCGGAGCAAACCCAAGCTTCATTGCCAGCCAGATGGGCCATGCAAGTGCCCAGATGGTATTCAATGTATACGGAGCATGGATGACTGACAGCAATGCAGAACAGATCGCAATGCTGAATCAGAAGCTGACAGATTATGTCCCAATGATGCCCCATAGTCACCAAAGTGACACCAGAGGCTTATTAAAATCAGTAAGTTAATCCTTAATACCCGTCATGTTAACTGCGTGGAGGGCAACACCACGCTTTACGCCCTGCCGAAACCCGAGGTTGTCCTGCGCTGGCGTGAACAGACCACAGATGACTTCCGCTTCTGTTTTAAGTTTCCGGCGACCATTTCGCATCAGGCAGCATTACGACATTGCGATGATTTAGTGACTGAATTTTTGACCCGCATGTCACCGTTGGCTCCGCGCATTGGGCAATACTGGCTGCAACTGCCTGCCACATTCGGCCCACGGGAGCTGCCTGCGCTTTGGCATTTTCTCGATTCTCTCCCTGGCGAATTTAATTATGGTGTGGAAGTCCGCCATCCACAGTTTTTCGCCAAAGGGGAAGAGGAACAAACGCTTAATCGCGGTTTACATCAGCGCGGCGTTAATCGGGTGATTTTAGACAGCCGCCCGGTTCATGCAGCACGTCCACACAGTGAAGCTATTCGCGACGCTCAACGAAAAAAACCTAAAGTTCCGGTACATGCTGTACTGACGGCGACAAATCCGCTGATCCGTTTTATCGGTAGTGATGATATGACGCAAAACCGGGAATTATTTCAGGTCTGGTTACAAAAATTAGCGCAGTGGCATCAGACCACTACGCCTTATCTTTTTTTACATACGCCAGACATTGCCCAGGCCCCGGAACTGGTACATACCCTGTGGGAAGACTTACGTAAAACGCTTCCAGAGATCGGAGCAGTTCCGGCTATTCCACAGCAATCTTCTCTTTTCTGA